TAGTCGAAAAAGGGAACATGAAGATAAACCTGTCGGAATTTCTCTGTCCTCTGGATCCGAGTATTGCTGGGTAATCCTTCCATTTACCGGAACTCGCGTCTCTGATAGCACGGGCCTGAATCGTAGTATCAGATCGTTTACCATAAGATGGACAACCAGAGTTAGTGTCAAGTGAGCCACTAAGTTGTCCTTTACGAATAACGCGATCGTAGGACCAAGGTCTGAGATCTTTCTTTCCTCTGAAAAGATGGTCTCTTACTCTAGTAGCAAGATCATTGATTTCGTCGTCAGTATAGTCGATAACACCAGGTAAAGTGTAGTAATCTTCAAAACTACTTCGCCTGTCGTCGAACGGTGGATAACCGCCCTGTGGACCGACTTTCGGTAGTCGACTGACTTCGTAATCATAGAGATCACTAGTGATACCAGGAGTGCGGGAAAGTATCTTCAGATAATTATCAACAACAGTTGATTCACCTTCATCTTTGAACAGAGGGCTACGTGGAGTAGGCTCTTTACCTTCGCGTAATTGCTGGAGAGTATTCGAAACCAATGGGATTTTCTCTTCCTCAAGGATACTTACCAAATAGGATTGCGATAACTTTTCAATCTGCATAGTGATCTCTTATAAATTAAATATCTTCCTTCATATCTGAAGAATCCATCTTAGGCTTACCTCTACGACGAGAGCCTCGTTTGTCACTTCGACTGAATGATTTGTTAGATGAACCACCCATATCAAACATTTGCGAATACAATTCATAACAAGTCTGACGGGATGAAGCTACATTAATGTTATTAATTAGCTCCCTACCAGGCCAAATAATAGGATGTACGACACCATTACCTGTAACCGTATAAGTTTCACATCTCATGTAATTAAACTGATTAGAGCCGACTGAGACAAGGAAGAAGCCCATGCTACCATCACCTGAATCATACTTAAACTGAATTCTATTAGAATAACTCGTCTCACCAGTAGCGGCGTTAGGAAAAGCGCTTGAAATCGGAACCATTGTACCAGGTTTAAATCTATCCAGTACATTACCAGCTATGATACTTGGATCATAACCATTCCAAAGCGCTGTAACGGCACCGTCAAGTACATCAGCAGATGAACCATATGCTACGTCTTCAGTCTCAGAAGTTATTTGAGGACCGAAGTGTTCAGTTCCACCTGCAAATACATCGAATGGTAGGTTCTCCCATAGTGTAGACCAGTTTGGAGAGTACTCACAAACAGTAGCACCAGCAGGAGTGTTCCCTCTACCAGGAATCCATTGTGGACAAACACGAGCAATAAGAGCAGTAGTCTCACGGCTTTCGAACAGATCAGAAATGGCACCTTGAAGATCGTTAGCAGGCAGAGCAGCTAAACGATATCCAGCCGGAGTATTCACTGTCTGAATAACTGAAGGTGAGATCATTCTGATTTGTGATCCAGGATTGTTACTAACTTTAAACGGTGCACCATAGATAAAGTGGATAAGCTCACGGTACTTAGGAGGTGCCGGAGTACCATCAAGCATGTTAGCCAGCTTAGCTAAATCATCAAGTAGCTGAGGTGTCATCATGTTTCTAAGAGCACGCATACCAGCGTTTTGCTGAAGTGGCTCGTTACAGTAGTTAATAATAGAAGTATACCAGACGTACTTACCATATGCTTTTGCATACCTGTCCATCCATTTACGAAGGCTTTCCTCGCTGAATTTATTGATAGCATCCACATTAAAACTTACTCTCATCTGAGCATCGTTTTGAAAGTTGAAGGTAATTACAGTATCGAAATAAGCTTTAAGTTCAGAACTTGCAGAGGTAGGAACGCGAAATTCTACTTGCGTTAAGTCTAGAACGTTCATTATAGGCTTAGACACAGGATAGTAATCGCCGTAGCCTTTAGAGCGAAGACCAGTGTCTAAACGAACTTGAACCGGTTTAGGGTTGTAGTTCATACGGTTTGGATTGAAAGGATCGCCAGGGGCCCCACTGCCACCAGCGCCACTACCAGAGTTGCCTCCAGTATCACCAAAATCGCGTTTTACTTTAACGAAGGGTTCACCGCTGGATAGCCTTTGGGCTATGTTTCGAGCGATTCGAACACCTTCTTCTGAAACAGCGTTAACACCGCTGTCCACCATCGCGCGGATGGCGGGATTGGAATACGCAGCGCCTGCTAGGCTTCCAAGTTTCTTAGGTGAAACAAACTTGAGAGTACCATCTTCTTTAAGAGATAGCGCATCACGAATATCCGTAAATTGACCAAAATCAAGAATAGACCAAGTCGGTACTCCTAAACTAATTTCGTCGCGGACGTAATCAGCATAGTCGACAATCGGATCTAAACTACTAGACTTGGAAGTATCAGTCATAGTCATTATGGATTAGATTGGTAGTGCCCACTACATGTAAAAATCCTTAAAATAAGGACAACCCTCGCGGGCGGGTTCTTAAAGAACCTGAGTTTTTTC